TAGCTGCCGATCAGTTCAAGTCATATGAAGATCTCAAGAAGAGATTAGAGTATGTTCTTGGAAGCAAGAGACCTGCACAAGACCCAGATGTCTTTGAGGAAGATAATGATCGTGGTGAAGCAGAAGAATTAGTAACTGCTGCTGTATCCGCACCTCCAACTACCTCAACGGTAGATAAAGAAGAGGATGATGCATTATCGTACTTTGCGAAACTCGCAGAAGAATAATTATACAGGAGGTCAAACGACCTCCTTTTTTTATGGTAGTGTTATGTAAATATTTTCTGTTTGTGCTGTTCTTTCGTCAATAAATTCTGATGACTCAGCATAAGTCATAATATCTCTTATGTCAGTTAAAAATTGTTGAACGTATTCTTCTCTTAAAATGTAAATATTTCTTTTTTCATCATTCAATCGAGTTTCATATTCATAATTACTAATACCAACCACTGGATTTAAATTTGCAGAGGGATTACTAGGATTTGGTATTGTAAAATCACTATCTACAACTTTTCCCTTTGGTAAAATTAATTTACCATCAGCATTTTTTACCTCTTTTGTTTCAAAAAATCTAACTGAATTTAAGGACTCACCATATTTTTCTTCTGCATAATTATATAAATCATGGTTACTTAACGGCCATTCATTACGAACATTTAAAATACCTGCCACTGTTAAGACTATCCAATCAAATTCTGGATTACCGTATAATTCCTCTGCGAGAGTATCAGGTCTTGCACCCTCTCCTATTTCATACTTTTCAAATATAGTAAAATTATTATGTAAATCATCTCTCAATTTTACTCTACGAAAAACATTCTTCACTTCAATATAATCAAGTGAAGATCTTTTTTCTTTTAAAAAAGAAGGGTATCTTAAATTTGGTAGTTCTCTGAAATATCCCATGTTAGTATCCTACTGCTCTGTCTCCTGGCTTTGTATCATAATCAACATCGTAAATTGGTTGTAACTCTTTGAATGATAAATCCATCTGCATTGATACAGGAGTTCCATCTTCATAAGTTGAATATACACCATCAGCTGTGTATGTTGTTTGCATATCAGTTAAGAAACATTGTTTAAACTTATGTAAGAAAGGATGATCTTTATTTCCACTACGATATCTTAATTTAAATATGTTTGGTGATCTAAGGAAGAATTGACTACCATTTGATACACCTCCCTGTGCTTGTGGAGCCATGTTTCTCTTAAATGCTCTTATAATTAATTTAACTTGTTCTGCCTCTTTCTTATTACGAGGAGTTAATTTAAATGAGAAACGGAAGTTTCTAATTGTGATATCACTGAATAGAAGTTCCATGTTTGGATTTAATATCTCACCATTACCTCTTGCTAATAATTGATTTGGAGTTACGTTCGCACCAAAGATATTAACTGCTTCTGCCGCTAATTTTTTAGTTATAATATCAGTAGCATTTGCTAGTGCACTATTGGTATCACTACCAAATCCCTTTTTTAATCCTTCAGATACACTACCTGCAAAATCTGATAAATTAAAAGATGTTTCACCCGCTGTGAGTGCTTCTCCAACACCTTGCATTGCTTCTTCAACTTTTGATACACCTAAAGCTGCAATACCATTTAACTTTGAATCTCCATAGACAACATTATTACTATCCTGTAATTGTGCTGGTATTGGAAGTAATATTGTACCTGCATTAATTAGTGGTTTACGAGATAATCTATTGCTAGTAGTTGCACCAGCACGATTTGTGACAATATTACCATTGACATAACGATCACTACCACCTGAACGATTTACATAAGTGCTTCCGATTGCTTCATATCTTTCAATATCTATCTGTAAGTAATCAGCATGTTCTGTGAGTAATTCAGCTGGGTATCTTAATACACCACCTTGTTTTTTTCTACCATATTTTGAGAGTCTTTTTCTTTTTATATCTTTTAAATCAGTCTTTGGTGTTTCTTCATTATTGTTGTTATTATTGTTGTTATTGTTGTTATTGTTGTTATTATTATTGTTGTTATTATTGTTGTTGTTATTGTTGTTGTTATTTTGTCTATTTAGTTCATATTGTGGTATAACTTCTTCTTTTATTTCTGTATCAGCATTATCTTCATTTTTAATTTTGGTTACAGCATTGTTGAAAGATGTTTCTGGTTTTACAGTTAAACTATTATAATCAACCTGTATACCACCAGTCACCCCCTCAGCTGGTCCCCATACACCTCCAAAGTAGATGTAGGTTTGACCATTTGGTGCAGTAGTAACGGATCCTGGTAATGGTTCAGACATATATCTTTTTAGTTATTTATACGGAATTTTGCAAATGGTATTGTATTTAGGTCTTGTAACTCCTCATTTGTAACTTGATAGAGTTGACCTACTACTTCTTGAAAGGTATATGAACGAGATTGACCCCAATGAAAGTTGATACCTTTGAATCCCCAATCAAATATATTCGTGACTGCAACCAATGGATTTTGATCATATCGACCAGGTGTTTTTGGTTGGTACACAAATACATATATCTTACCTATTTCAGGTATTGATTCTTGACTTTCACCCAAGACATCCATGATTTCAATCATGAGATCATCAGCATCTTCTGTTCCAAGAAGACCATCTACTAGTGGTGCAATACGACTCATTTGATTCCTAGTTCTTTTTCAGTCATCACTTTAAACTCCCACAAACGATCTTCACAAAACTCTGTTGCTGCTTTCCATTTTGCTTGGTTCTTAGCGTATTCATAGACTTCTCTTAAATAATTCTTGGTCTGTCTTTTAGGTTTTTTTGGTTTTTGTGTTTGTTTAAGTGGTTTTACTTCGATTAAATATGTTTTAACACGACCAGTGTTCTCTTGAACCTTGATATAAAAGTCAGGAAAGTATCTGTGAACTCTATTATCAACAGGAGAACGATAGGGTAGTGCAATTTCTTCACTTCCCCATTCAAGTATTTTCTCATTTTTGTCACAATAAACCATGAATTTTCTTTCCCAAAGTGACCTGTATATAATGTTTGTAGGATCACCTTTATACTTTCTGGGATAGGAAGGATAATATTTTCCTTTATATGACATAAATAGAAATAACAATCATACTTATTTAGAGTGGCAGAGACACTAGTAAAACCGTTTAATATGGCAATTGCCAATCGTCTAATGGGACCTTTGGCACAAACAAACCATTTTTTGGTAACATTATCCTCATTAACACCAGAAGTTGAGGCATATATTCAAAATTATAGTGATGCGTCTGATTTTAGGAGATTTCTTGCTGAGAGGGGTGGAATATTATGTAATGATGCAAGTTTACCAACAACTTCGTATGCAACAGCAGAAGTAAAAGACAATTTCATGGGTATACCTCAACAATATGCACATACAAGAATCTATACAGACATTGATTTTACTTTCTACGTTGATGAAAATTATACATTATTAAAGATATTTGAAGGTTGGATGGAGTATATTTCAAGTGGTTCTAATCGTTTAATGGAGCAACAAACGAAATCATATTATCGTAGAATGAGATATCCTGATTCTTATAAGTGTAATACATTGTATATTAACAAATTTGAAAAAAATTTTAAGAGAACCATAAGATATCAGTTTATTAATGTTTTTCCAAAAAGTATGTCATCAGTTCCAGTAAGTTACGGACCTGCTGATATATTAAAAGTTACTGTATCTTTCAATTATGACCGCTATATAGTAAGAGGTTAAATACCCATATAAATAATTTTAATGAATTGAAACATTATGCCATTACCTAAGATTAATACTCCAACGTATGAATTGACCTTACCATCTAACGGAAAGAAAATAAAGTATAGACCATTTTTGGTGCGTGAGGAAAAAATTCTCATCATGGCACTTGAAACTGAAGATCAGAAACAAATCACCGCAGCGATTATTCAAATATTGACTGCATGTATTATGACAAGAGGTGTCAAACTAAATGAACTTGCGACTTTTGATATTGAATATCTATTTTTAAATGTTAGATCAAAATCTGTTGGTGAGACAATTTCTTTAAATTTGATTTGCCCTGATGATGAGAAAACAAGTGTTGAGGTTTCAATAGATCTTGATTCAATAAAGGTCAAAAAAGACAAATCTCATACAAATACTATTAAACTTGATGATAATCTATCACTAAAATTAAAATATCCATCTATGAAACAATTCATAGAGAGTAATTTTGAAGCAGGTGTTGAAAGTGTCAGTAATACAATGGATGTAGTTATATCGTCTATTGATATGATTTATAATGAAGAAGAGAGTTGGAATGCATCTGAGTCAACAAAAAAAGAACTTGAAGATTTTATTGATCAGTTAAATACTAAACAATTTAAATTGATTGAAAATTTCTTTGATACAATGCCTAAGTTGTCACATAAGGTAAAAGTAAAAAATCCTAAAACAGACGTAGAATCAACTATATTATTGGAGGGATTGGCAGCTTTTTTCAACTAGGTATGGCTCATACGAATCTTGAGTCATACTATAAGACAAACTTTGCCTTGATTCAGCATCATAAATACTCTTTAACTGAGATTGAAAATATGATCCCTTGGGAAAGAGAGATCTATATATCATTGTTGCAACAACATATTGAAGAGGAAAACTTAAAAGCACAACAAAGAAATGGATAAATCATCTCCCGTCTTTGAAAATTTTGAGAATAAAATGGCTGCTATGAGTGGCAGACCAAAAATAAACAGGAGCACCTTTAAAATTGGAGCAGGTGGTCTTGAAGGAAGAGTCGCCAATAATGAAAAGAAGATTACTACATTAAAAAATATATTTAAAGCACAAAGAACAGAGATTGGAGAAAAGATAACTCCAAAGATCAACGTATTAGAAGAGTCATTAATCAATACAAATTTAATATTAGCAGATGTAGCTAGACAATTAGAGAAAGATTTTAGCAATAGAATAAAAACTGAAAAACTTTTACTCTCAAAAGAAAGACAAGATAAATTAGATCGAAAACGTGGAGATAAAGAAGGAAGAATAGAAACTAAAAAGATAGGTAAGATAGCAACTTCAATAGGGAACTCAATAGTCAAACCATTTAAAAATATATTTGATAAGTTGCTGCAATTTGGAACGTTATTCTTAGCAGGTGTTGGTGTTAACGCATCATTAACATGGCTGATGGATCCTAAGAATATGGAAAGATTTAAAGGTATTCTCAAATCTATACAAGATAGACCTCTCATTGCATTAGGAACTCTGGGTGCAACATTATTCATTATTAACAAAGCCATTTCTAGAACGTTCGGTGCATTAAAAACTTTTATTGTACAGACATTTAAATTTCTTTCTAATCCTAAAAAATTCATAACAGAATTTGGTCCAAAATTATTAAAATTAGGAGATAAAATTGCGAAAGAAACTCCTACAAAGTTTTTATTAGGTAAGGTTGGTCGAAAAGTTGCTGAAAAAACTGGATTGAAAGCGTTTGGTGCAATACCAGTTCTTGGTGATATAGTTGATCTTGGTGTAGCAATTTATAGATTTAGTCAGGGAGATATAGCAGGTGGTTTCTTATCATTAGGTAGTGCCATCCCATTTGTTGGTTGGGGTTTTGCAGTTCTTGATATTGCAAGAGAATTTAATGCACCATTCTTGAAGGACTCAATATTAGAGAAGAAGAGATTTGATGCTCAG